GCTGACATTACTGCCGAGATTACCGCCGCCGTCAATCTACGTGTGCTGAAGGCCGGGGATACGATGACCGGGAAGCTCAACCTTCCGGCTTCGGCTGTTGGTGGTGCCCCTATTAATATCGGCTCTGGTACTGCTCCTTCTGCTCCAGTAGACGGTGATCTTTGGGTTGCCACTACTGGAAGCACTTTTCAGTGGCGTGCTGGCGGAGCTACTTTTGCTGCCGTCAACAACTCGACCTCGCAGTCGATTAGCGGTGCTAAGACATTTGTTACCAACCCGGCTATTACGATTACGACTGGTAATGCTAGTCTTGTAATGACTGCCGGTACGGCTGGTAATGCTCTTCTCGACCTTCGTAAGTCGGCATCTGGACAATTTAGTCAGATCACTGGCAAGACTGCTGCAGTCCTGCGCTGGGAAATGAACCTCGGCAATGCTACTGCTGAAGGCGGTGCTAATGCTGGTAGTAACTTCTCTCTTCTTAATTATGATGATGCCGGAAGTGTTATCGGAACAGCACTAAGCATTACTCGTTCTAACGCCTCTGCTGTTTTCTCAGGCAATATCACTGGTGCTAATGTCACGTCTCTTGCCCTCGTCAATGGCGTAACTGGTACATTTTCAGGTGTCCTGACGGGCAACTCGGTAGTCTCTACGACGACTGTCGCTGCTGGTACTACGGTATCGGGTGTAACGGGTACGTTCTCGGGTAACGTAGGTGCCGTCAATGTTACAGGCTCTGGTGCTGTTACCGGCAACACTCTGGTAGCTACGACTTCGGTCACTGGTGCTACAGGTGTGTTCTCGGGTGCTGTCTCAACAGGTGCCCTTACAACGACTGGCAACAGTACGATTACTGGTACTCTCGGTGGTGTTACTACCCTTGGTGCTGTAACCGGTAACTTCTCCGGTGCTATCTCTGGTACGATTATCACTGCAAGCAACTACGTAGCTATTACCGCTACCAATCCCTTGATCCAGCTTAACAAGACTGCTAGCACGAACGTTGCTCAGATCGAAAGCACGACTAATAACAACAGACGTTGGCGTCTAGATATGGCTAACGCTACTGCTGAGTCCGGTTCGAATGCTGGTTCTGATCTGACGCTTCAGCGTTATGATGATGCTGGCTCGGTCCTCGGTACTTCGATTTCGATTGCTCGTAGCAACGGCACGATCAGCTTCACTGGTCTGGTCAACTCTGCTCTAGCAGTCAAGGTCATGTCTGCTACGGCTACGCCCGCTGGCGGTCAGGCTGGTTCTGGACTGACTTTCGGTACAGCCAACAACCTTGGTATCTTCTTCGGTTCGGGTGCGCCTACGCTGATCGCTGCTCAGGGTTCGATCTACATCAATACGACTGGTTCTACGACTGCTACCCGCCTGTACGTCAATACAACCGGCGCTGCTATCTGGACTAACTTTGTGAGTGCGACATGATCACGACTAGTGGCCCTGTTACTCAGACTACTCCTACATGCCCTCACTGTGGTAAACCTCTAAAGTAAGGATCATCTTTATGCCTATTATGACTAGTGGTCCTATTGGAGGGACGGTATACGCTTCTTCGAACTATCTCAACCTAGTCAATCAGGTTTTGGTTCAGGTCAATGAAGTAGAACTAACCGAACTGACTTTTGCGGATGCTCGTGGGGTCCATGCTGCTGCGAAGCGGGGTGTACTCCACGCCATCCAACAGATCAATACCAAGAAGGTTCAGTGGCCGTTTAACAACCTCGTAGGCTTTCAGGTTCTGACCCCCGGTGAGAATATCTACTCTTGGCCGGATAACTGGAAAGATGTCGATTGGGATACTTTTTATATCGAAAAGGATGATACCCTCTCGACTGGTACACATCGACTGGATTTCGTATCTAAGGATGAGTACTATCGTACAGAAAAGGATGTAGACCTCGACTCCCTCCCCGATGGCCGTGGCCGTCCTGATTGGGTCTTCGAAGATCATGGTGGTGGATACGGAGTGACTCCGACTCCTGACCAAGCCTATATGCTTGTATTCTACTACTCTGTAGATGATACTCGGGTGTCTGCTTTCGATGATGAGACAAGCATTCCTAGTCTGTACGACTGGGTTATCGTAGCTGGTGCGTTGATAGAAATGTATATGTTCTACGACAACATGGCTCGGGCTGAACTCCAGACAAGAACCTTTAATGATGCTATGGATGTCATGGCTCATAACCTTATCCCCCGTTCGCCTTCTGCGACTGTTCGTACAGTCAATCAGGGTGGTGGAGCTAAATATAGCCGTCATAGTATGTCTGGCTACGTGAGAGGCTAATATGCAGGATGAAATCCAGAATCAACGACTAGTCTGTCAGGGTGGTCTCAATACCTCCGAGAACTTCCTGATCCTTTCTGAACAGTCTATCGGTTCGGCTCCTGCTCTTGTCAACTACGAGACTTCCGCTTCGGGTGGATATCGGCGTATCTCAGGGTATGTTGGTCTCGATCCTGACTTTAAGGAAGTCACCTCGCTTGTGAATCCTGCTGAGAACGAAGTCCTCGGTGTATGGCTCTTCTTAGATAATGCAGATACTCTTCGGCGTATCGCAGCCAGAAAGCTCGTAGGCGATCCGAACTACAGGTTCTATGAACTGACTCCCGGTCTCGGTTGGAGTGTCGTGACATCGATCCCTGCTCGGCTAGCCAACGGTGTTACCCGTATTCGCTTCGCAGATTATACTGACGGAGATATGCGATTCCTCGCTTTTGTCGATGGAGTCAATTTTGCTGGTGTCTGGGATGGGGTTAATTACTACGATATCGATGTTGCTGCATCAGGTGGTGAAGGTGGCGATCAAGCTGTCGAAGCCCCTAAGTATATCAGTTACTTCCAGAATACTCTGTTCCTCGCTGGCGATCCTCAGTACCCCGGTATTGTAGCTCACTCAGCACCTAGTATCCCGTTGGACTTCACAGTCGCTATGGGTGCTGGTCAAATCCTACCACGCTTCGATGTCGTACAGATCGACTCCTTCCGTGATGAACTCTTCGTCTTTGGTGAAAAAGCCATTTCGAAGATACTATCGGATACAGCCTTCGGGTTTGTTATTCAGGAAGTTACCGGAAACATGGGCTGTGTAGCCTCTGATTCGGTTGTCGAAGTAGGAGGTAATCTGCTGTACTTAGCTTCAGATGGTGTCCGTCCTATTGCGGGTACTGATCGTATCGGTGACGTAGAATTGTCATTGATCAGTCAGCAGATTCAGAATACGGTTATTACTTACGGCAACCGTTTCATTATGTCTGAGCTTTGTTCTGTCGTCCTTCGGGGTAAGAACCAGTTTAGATACTTTATGGATGGTGCATCAGTCTCGAATGACGTAGCTTATGGTCTCTGTGGTGCTGTCCGTACTTGGGGTGGTGAGGCTAAGTGGGAGTTTGGAGAGCTTGAAGGCTTCCATGCTAACTGTGCTTGGTCTGGCTACGTAAGCAACCAAGAAGTCTCTGTCTTCGGTGACTATAACGGTAACGTATGGGAAATGGAGGTAGGTCCATCATTCGACGGTGCAGCTATCTCTGCAATTTATAAGACGCCTTATCTCGACTTTGGGGATACTACGATACGGAAGAATATCCACCGTGTAGACCTCTTTGCTCGTATCGAAGGCCCGTTTGCCACTACGGTCAATTTGACCTATGATTGGGACCGAACAGAAGTCCAGAACCCCTCAGGTTATGCTTTGACTGCCGGTGAAGACCTAGCCGTCTACGATGATGGCTCGTTGTATGATGATGGGTCTGTCTTCGGTGGTTCTGCTCAGCCTGTGTTCTTTCTAAATACTCAGGGATCAGGATACTCCGTACAGGTCACAATCAGTCAGACGGGTGTTATCGTCGCACCATATACTATTCAGGGTATGGTGTTTAGCTTTACTCCACTAGGAAGGAATTAATATGGCTACGGGTGCAACTGTACCTCTGCAAAGAGGTGGAACCGGGCAAGCTACTGCTGCGGGTGCGCGGAAAGTACTTGGTCTGGAAATCGGAGTTGACATCCAGCCATATGATCTTGATCTTGTCGCATACGCTGCATTGACGACTACCGGGTTCGTTGTAAGAACTGGCGATGGTACTGCAGCGACTCGCGAGATTCTAGGAACAGTAAACCAAATCGATGTCGCCAATGGTACTGGTGTCGCAGGGAATATTACTCTAAGTATCCCTGATCCCTTTATCATTGGTGACATAGGTGCGGAAGTTGCAGAACTTACCGAGCTACTCGTCACGGGTGATACGATCTTCGGTGGGACGGTGACATTCAACGATATTGCTATGTTTGACGAAGCTGTTGGGATTGATAACAACCTGACGCTGATCGGTACAGAAGACTCAGGTGCCCTACTTCTAGACCCTAATCTGTTTATCTACCGCAACTCACCTACGCCTGCGATTACCGATGTTCTCGGTGCTATCCACTTTGAAGGCAATGATAGTCTTTTAGCTCGTAAGTCTTATGGTCAGATTTACGCTGGCATTGATGATCTGACTCTCGGCAACGAGCGTGGGAGTATGTACTTCAACGTCATGGTCTCTGGCACTCCCTCGCCTGTACTACAGCTTGGTGGAACTCAGAGTGCTTTCTTGGGTGATCTGTTTACACCCAACCTTACGAATACGTTTAACGTACAGTCTCTTCGACTTCGGTTGACAAGTACTACCGACGCTTCTCTCGTATCTTCAGATCATGCATTCCAAGTCGGTGCGTCTAACGCTCTTAACGTCATCATTGATGATAACGAAATCATTGCCCGTAGCAACGGTGCTGCTGCTGCACTAACTCTTAACTCGGGTAGTGGTTTCT